TTATTATTCACGTGCGCTGGGAAAATCAGACAACTTTTTGTTAATGCTTAACAAAAATAGAGGACTAGGATTAGAGCCTAAACAATGCCTTGATTATTATGTCGCAACTATTAACAAGCAAAACGATTTTAAAAGTAAATTGCAAGAAATTTGTTACTGGTTGGAAGATCATAAACTTGTTTTTGAGTTTGGTAAATTGACCGTAGAACATAAAATATACAAAAATGAGAGATCAATTTATGTATATTTAACTCGTTGGTTTGAGTATAAACAAAATTTAGTAGATAAAGGCACATTTCAAAGATGGGCTGATGTCATAGAGTTATTTGATAAATTTAAAAAGGATATCCAATGAGTAAAGTACTTGAAATATTAAAAGACCATTATGACGAATATCCATCACAAATGTGTTTAGAAGCAATAACAGAGCTTGAAGCACAAAAGGCTAAGAGTTGTAATGGGTGTTATTGGAGTAATGATAATTACAACGATTCAATATGTAATCATTGTTTAAGAAACGATGAAATGAGAGATATGTATGAGTCAAAGGCATAACAATGTATGACTTACCCATACTATTAAGCTTCATGTCAATATTTGCTTTATCCACCGTTAGTGCAGAATACGAAGCAAAAGTAAATCAAGAGTACGCAGAAATGCAAGAGGTAGTCGGTGAGGTGTTCCGCAGTGGAACTGAATTAACTTTGAGCTATAACGAGCTTAAGAGACAATGTAAAAGGGGGAAAAGATGATAATAGCGTGGGGTATATTTATTTTAGGAATTGTTTTTACAGTAATTTGCCTTGCTCCATTAATGCAAGGGGTCAATAGTGGTAAATCTTTTACATGGGATTTTAAACCATTTTTAATATCTGTTATAGTTGTGTTGTGTTCAGCGCAATACATTTGGGGGTAAAAATGTGGCTCTTAATAGTATGGCAAATAAGCTTTACGCAACCAATAGTTAAAACACATTTTGATAATGAGCGTGAATGTTTATACATGGGCGCACAGTTTGAAGTTGCTTATAAAGAAAGTAAGCCAATAGAGTTTAAATGTTTTAAAATGGGAGAGTAAATGTTCAAAGTATTAGAAGGTGCAACTGCACCAACAAGAGCGACAAAGTATTCAGCGATGATTGATCTATACGCTAACGCTGATGTGGTCATAGGGGCGGGGGAAACGGCTATAGTGCCACTTGGCATTATTATTGATTTAGAAGATTTATTTGATATTACAATTCCAAGTATGAACGTACCAATAGAATGGATAAAACAAGAACGTAATCAATTTCTTGCTAGTCACTATTTGGAACTTCATCCTCGCAGTAGCTTGAGAGCTAAAGGTCTTATCATTGGAGTTGGGGTTATAGATTTGGATTATAAAGATGAGATTGGTTTGATTGTGCATAATCCGTTAACTATTGATCATTTACAAGTTGTTTATAAAACTGATTTAATTCCTTTTATAATTAACAAAGGTGACAAAATAGCACAATGCACACTCGTAGAGCATAAAGGATTCTTAATGGGTATTGAAAGCGAAACAGAGCGTACTGGTGGCTTTGGGCATAGTAGTGACAAATAATGGAACACTTATTAAAAGCAACCATAGCAAACCAACAAGCGCAACTTACCAAAAAAGACGAGCTTATCGAACAACAAGCAACGGTGATTAAAAATCTTACCAAACGCATAGCGGAGTTAAAAGCTAAGCCTATAAAAAGGAGACGGAAGAATGACAACTAAAGAAGCAATACAAGCTATGCTTGATGGGAAAAAAGTAAGAGTTTGTGGGTGGGATACAAATTTTTATGTATATATTTCTAGCGATGGATATATTCGTGATAATCTTGAACATTTGTATAATTTTGAAAATACTTTAGGATGGGAAATATACGAAGAGCCAAAGCCTAAAGAAACGGTGACTATTGAAAAATGGTTATGCTGTGCCAAGGATGATATGTATTATGTTTTTGAAGCATCTTTGAGCCAAATAGAATATGCTTCACATAATAAAATAAAACTTCTTGACACATACGAGATAATACTATGATCTGTCCAGAATGTAAAAACATATACCCAGCACATTATAAAAAGTGCATTAAATGCAATGCAGAGTTAGTGAAAGAAAAGTTTGCACCGCAAGACACGGAAGAGCAAGAAGTTAAGGAGCTAATCACTCCTTTTGTGGAATTTACGCCTTTAGATGATTTTGGAGCATTGACAAATGAAATATAGTACAGAATTTTTATACGGCATAGACCCTAAAGACTTAGCAAACATGAGGTACTACGACGCGTTGCAAAAAGTAAGACAAGGCGCAATTGCACATAAGGAAAGGCTTATCAATAGTAAGCCATTACATGAGCTAACAAGCGAAGAGCAAGCTATGGTTGCATACCTAGAAAAGACGATCAAAGGTCGTGAATTTTTAATTGATGAAATGGAGTGAAAGATGTTTAAAAATGTTAAAAATTATTTGTATGCTTTTTGGTTAGGAGGTTCGTTAGCTTATGCAGATTTAACAATATCAAACTATAAATATTGGATTATTATAGTTCCTACACTTGTTTTAGTTTCTTTTTTAAATGAAAGGAAATAACAATGCTACAGAATAAGCCATTTAATGAGGCGTTTAGCTGGATTACTAATAGCGAGAGTCAGTTAATGGCTATTATGGATTTATTGGATACTACAGCGTGTAGAGATAAAAAGGGTGAAATGTTTAAGTTAGCAGATCAGATCGTGAGGGATATGTAAAATTTATAAAGGAGGAAAATATGCAATTATTTGGCGTAAGGAGTCTTTAATAAAAAGCCCTCCGATGAAAGAGGGCTAAAAGTGTAAGATGAAAGGACAATGTTATTATAGCATAAAAAATACTATTGTGTGTAATTTATGGTATAATAATAGAAAATGAAAGGCGTCAATCGTGGCTTTAACACCCAAGCAGGAACAGTTTTGCCTTGAATACTTAAAAGATGGTAACGCTTCACGTGCTTATCGTACAGCCTATAATGTAACAACTACCAAAGATACAACTATTAACGTACAAGCTTTAAAAATACTTAAAAACCCTAAGGTAGCTACAAGGATAAATGAATTAGGCGAGAAACACGCTAAAAAAAACGATGTAACAGCTGAACGTATTATAAAGGAACTTGCCGGCATTGCATTCTTTGATGTGCAAAATCTATATAACGATAATGGAACACTAAAGCAGATCACAGAACTTAGCAGCGAAGTTACAAGAGCTATTCACTCCACAAAACAACGCTTGGAAAAACAAGGCCCAGATCGTGAAGATTGGGCAGAGATTAAAGAGATCAGAACCCACGATAAATTAAAAGCCCTTGAATTACTAGGCAAAACTCTTGCTATGTTTACAGATAAGAACGAGATAAGTGGCTCATTATCCCTTAAAGACTTTGTGGAACTACGTAAAAAATGACAGACATTGAAATGCTTACTCGTTGGGCTGATAGCATTGAATTATTTGTATCAGAAGCTTTATGCCCTAAAAGAATAACCACTCAACAACTAGGAGTATTACAAGACATAGATCAAGGCGTTAAAGACATAGCTATTAAATCTGGGCACGGTACGGGAAAAACTACACTGCTTGCTTGGGTTATCTTGTGGGTTGGGATGTTTAAGTACGATGCGAAGATACCAGCAACTGCACCAACTGCACCACAATTAATAAAACTGCTCATACCTGAGGTAAGGAAGTGGAAAGACAGACTTCCACCTCAACTCTCAAATCAAATTACAATCAACAACGATGCAATAAAGTTTACAACAGGTAATGAATGCACTCCTAGGACCGCAAGAAAAGAAGCGCCAGAAGGATTACAAGGTTTTCACGCCTCTTACTTAACATGGATAGTTGATGAGGCTAGTGGTGTGCCTAATATAATCTTTGAGGTAATAGACGGTTCTTTAACTGGTGAAGACTATTTAAGGATTATGGCTGCCAATCCAACAAGAACAGAAGGATTTTTCTTTGATGCGTTTCACCGTAACAGTCAACTATGGAAAGTACACACATTTAACGCAGAAGAGTCTGAGAATGTATCTAAAGAATCAATAGAGCGTAAGAAGATACAGTATGGCGAAGATAGCGATGCGTATAGGGTAAGGGTTAAAGGGCAGTTCCCTCGTTCAAATAGTGATGCAGTAATTCCTTTACATGTAATAGAAGATGCAATTAATCGTGAAGAGTTTAATACCTTTGGTGCGGAAGTGTGGGCGGTAGATTATGCAGATGCTGGAGATGATAAAACAAAACTTGTTAAACGAAAAGGTAATTACTTCTATAAAGTTTTAGAATGTCCCGTAATCGGCTCTCATAGGCAAGTAGAAACAGCCAATTGGATAGCAAACCTTTACAATCTAGCAGAAGAAAAGCCTTTGGCTATTTTTGTGGATGCAATAGGCGAGGGTAGTGGCTTAGTGTCAGCGTTAAAGCAACCACACTATAAGAAGATACCAACCGTTGCAGTAAAAGGGTCAGAACAAGCAGATGACTTTGAAACATACGGAAATAAACGAGCAGAGTTATACTACAAATTAAAGTATGCCTTAGAAGATGAGGGCAAAATGTTTAATGATGATATGGCTATAGGTGAGTTGTCAGCACAAAGATTTATTATATCAGAACGCGGTAAGCTTATGATAGTTCCAAAGAAAGAAATTAAAGAAGTACTGGGGCGCTCACCTGATATAGCGGATGCAATGAGCCTTACTTGCGCCAAGGTGGTTTACGATAAATCAAAACACCAAACGTCATCGGAGCCACAACAAGTAGATTCATGGATGGGCGCCTAATTATGGTACAATACAAAAAAATACGAGGTATAGCATGGATATAATCGCAAAGCAAGAAATTGATATGCAAGAGGAAGGCGAAGAGGGATTTATTAAGTTAGCAAAAGAGCGCTCACTTATAGGCTCTAAATACTGGCAAAGAACCTATGACATATCAAGGGAAGATACAGCTTTCATTTATGGTCAGCAATGGGACGATAAAGCCTTAGAAGCCAGAAAAGGAAGACCAACACTAACCCTTAACAAGATGGGACAGTTTATTGATGGTCTAGTCGGAGATCAACGTCAAAATGTTCAACAAATAAAATGTATCCCATCTGGCAACTTTGACGGAACCGTAAAGAATACAACAGCTTCCAAAGATTATAAGATCTCGGAAGTGTACGAAGGCTTAATTAAAAACATTGAGCTTGTCAGTAATGCTTCATACCAGTACAAGACATCCTTTCAGCACGCAGTGGAAGGTGGTTTCGGTTGGCTTCGTGTCCTTACTGATTACGCAACAAATGACAGCTTCGATTTAGATTTAAAAATACAAGCAGTTCGCCATAGATACACAGTAATCATTGACCCTGATGCAGTAGAGCCAGATGCTAGTGATATGAACTGGGCTTTTATCTCTGAAAGGATGAGCCAAAATGAATTTAGAAAAAGATACCCAGATGGCAAAATAGCTGATCTTGAAAGAGTGACAGCAGATCATGTATCGTTTTGGGGTGTTGATGATACCGTAGTTGTGTCTGAATACTTTATGCGTAAGCCAATCACTAGAACTCTTTTAATGATGAGTAATAGCGAAACGTATTGGAAAGATGAAGTTAAAGACATATTAGATGAACTCGCAAGCAATGGAGTTACTGTTCTTAGAGAGCGCAAAGTTAAAACGTATAAAGTCCTTTGGCACAAAATGACAGCGGGCGGTATTTTAGAGGGACCTAAAGAATGGGTCGGTTCAACTATACCAATCGTGCCAGTATGGGGAAAAGAAGTAGATATCGAAGGCAAGCGTGAATTTCGTGGTTTAGTACATGACGCCAAAGACGCTCAACGTATGCACAATTATTGGATGAGCGCTGCCACCGAACGTGTGGCATTATCTCCCAAAGCTCCTTGGGTTGGTGCTGTTGAAAACTTTGAAGGGCACGAAGAAAAATGGAATACTGCAAACATTAAAAATTGGTCGTATCTTCCATATACCCCAACAGCTACAGGAGATAGACCACAGCAAACGCCGCCACCTCCAATGCCAGCGCAAGAGTTACAGATTGCAGCATTAAGTGAGCAAGGTATTAAATCTTCAATCGGTCGTTATGATGCAATGTTGGGCAACAGGAGTTCAGAGCAAAGCGGTATTGCTATCAACGCAAGAAAGCAACAAGGGGATAACGCTTCTTTTGTGTTTATTGACAATCTTAATTTAGCTATCCAACGCATAGGAAAAATTTTAATTGAAGCAATCCCAGCAGTTTATGATGGGAATAGGGTTATACGAATGCATTTTGCAGATGGCAACGGTGATTTTGTAGAGATCAATAAAACAATACGTGATGAGAAAAGTGGCAAAGACGTAGTTATTCACGATCTTGGTATGGGTAAATATGACGTAGCAATTACTACGGGACCACAATATGCAACACAACGCCAAGAAGCAGTTAACACTATGCTTGAAGCCGCAAGAGTAGTTCCAGCGATAGGACAAATTGCAGGGGATTTAATTGCTACAAACTTGGATATTCCAAATAGTGATGTGCTAGCCGAAAGACTTAAAAAAATGTTGCCACCTAACATGCTCACACCCGAAGAGCAGCAAGAAGTGGCAAAGAACTCTCCACCTCCACAACCACCTCAACCAACGCCCGAGGAAAACATAGCGCAGATTGAAATGCAAGGCACACAGTCTAAACAGCAATTCGATATACAAATGCAACAGTTAAAAATACAAGAGGCTAATATCAAACTAGAAACTTCAAAGATCGAAGCACAAGCAAAAATACAAGGAGCAATAAATGAATCGCAGAGTAAAGAGGGAACAAGCAAAGGCACTCATGAAGATGCAACGCAAGATACAGAACTCATTAAAAGCATTGTGCACGATCAAGTAGCACAAGCAATGGCTGAACTGATAGCGCAAAGCAGACAACAAGCAATGCAACAATCACCGCAAGAAGAAGCAATGGAGCCAGTACAGAACATGCAAGAGGAAAATATTGAAAAATAAATTAAATTTATGGTATAATAAACAAAACCACGACCTTTGAAAGGGGTACGCACATGGATGACAATTTTATTGTAGAGAGCAACAAGACACAACTAGAGGAAGTTATAGGAGCCGAAGCTAAAGAAGAAACTACAACTGAACCTTCGAGAAATGAGCCAGAAGTTAAAACCGAACTAGAGGCAGAAGCCAATGAAGAAGTTAAACCAAAAGGCAAATCTCGCGCGCAAAAACGTATTGAAACTCTTGTACAAGAAAAACACGATTTGGCAAGGCAACTAGAGGAAGCTAAAGCTAGCAAAGTAACACCTAGTAAGTCCGAGTTAAACCCTGATGATTTTGAAGATTACGATGATTACCTTGAAGCAGTAGAAAAGACAAAGTCTAAAGAGGTAACGAAAGAGACTAAGACTATCGATGACGGGCAATTAGTTGTAGATCAAGCTAAAGAAAACTTTGAAGATGCTCGTGAGAAGTATGAAGATTTTGATGATAAGGTAAATGCAATGCCTATTCTCACTATCGACATGTTACGAGTTCTTAATGATAGTGAAGACGCTGGTGAATTAGCGTATTACTTAGCAAATAATCCAAAAGAGGCTAGACAGTTGTCACAGTTATCTCTTGGAAAAATGGCGATCGAAATTGGCAAGTTGGAAATTAAAATGACTTTGCCTAAAGCTGAAAAGCCTATTGTTAAAAAAGTAACAACAGCTCCAGACCCAGTTGACCCAGTTGGTGGTGCAAACATGCCAGCTAGAAGACCAGAAGATGCAACTTCTCAAGCAGAATATGAAGCAATGAGATTAACCCAAACGTCTAACCGCAAAGGTTGGATTTAACCCTAGGAGAAATATATGCCTCAAACCAATGGTATTGGAGGTAAATTACTTACCTCCGACCTCATCCTTAAAGAAGCGATGTGGCAGTTTAAAAATAACCTTGTTGCGTGTAAACGAGTTTATCGTGATCTTGAAAAAAAAGTTGTCAATGGCGTAGGTAATAGCGTATCGGTTAAAAAACCTTTCCGTGTTAAATCTACGGAAGGCAGAACAATTGGTATTCAGCCAATGGTTGACAATACTGTTACGATTACAATCAATCGTCAAAGAAACGTAGGTCTTAAATGGACTATCCAAGATTTAACACTCTCTATTGAAGAGTTTAGTCAACGTTATATCCAACCAGCAGTAGGCGAAATTGCGACTCAAATGGAGCTTTCAGTATTTGATGCAGCACAATCAGCATATTTTATGACTGGTACGGTAGGCACTGATCTATCATACGGAACATTCGCGCTCACAAGAGCACAAATGAATGGAGTTGCTATCCCTGATGAAGGTACTGGCTTACGTTCAGCACTTATAAATGATATTGATGCCGCAAACATTTCAACTTCACTTGCTACTGTATTTGCTGGCGGTGGTAGTCTTGCAAAAGATGCTATTCAAAAAGGATACATGGGACCATTGAGTGGTATGGAGTTTTATTCATCTCCAATTGTACCTACTCATACTGTAGGCGCATACGCAGGTACTCCTTTAGCAGATGGTGCAACGGCTCAGACTGGCGCTTCAATTTTAACAAAAGGCTGGACTGGTTCGATTACGGGCTTGCTTAAAAAATACGACATTATCACTTTTGCTGGGGTGTATGAGATTAACCCTATCACTCGTCTAAGTACTGGCAGACTTCAAACTTTTGTTGTAACAGCAGACGTTAACTCCACAAGCGGTGCGGCTACAATTCCTATTAGCCCTTCAATTAATGACGGTACTTTAACTACTACCGATATTGAAGGTACAACAGTTTCACTTGCTGCATACCAAAACGTATCTGCTGCAGTTGCTAACAATGCAGTCGTAACCGTAATTGGAACAGCAGGTGGAATCTATCGCCAAAACTTTTACATGCACAAAAACGCTATTGCATTGTGTGTACCTCAATTAGAGTTGCCACGTTCAGCAGTTGTTGCGGAAAGAATTACAGACCCAGAGAGTGGCTTGTCTTTATCTCTAACAGAAGGATACACAATCGGAGATCACACAGAGACTACACGTCTTGATGCAGTATGGGGCGTCCAATTAATAAACCCAGAGTTAATCTTCAAACAATATACTGGCAAATTAAACTAGCCGTATGATAGTCTCCACTAAGGTGGGGATTATTCATATTACTTTTAAGGAGATATAATGAGTTATAGTAAAACAGCATTTTGGATGTATAACGTAGAAACTGGTGAAAGTAAATTATTTGAAAAAGAATCAGACTACGATGCTAACGAATGGACAGATAGCCCAGCAAAAACAAAACTTGCTGCTATTGACGCTGAGGAAGTAGATCGTATTTCGTTAAAGGAAGAAGCCACATCCCTAGGATTAGAGTTCCCATCAAACATTAAAACTGATAAACTGATTGCTATGATTGCAGTTGCTAAGGAATAAACATGCCATTAAAAAAAGGGAATGATTACAAAACTATTTCTTCTAATATTAAACAAGAAATAAAATCTGGAAAACCACAAAAGCAAGCTGTAGCAATTGCTATGAGCGTGGCTAAAAAAGTTAAAAAATAAGGAGATAAAAATGCTCTTATCCAAAACTATTGACGGAGCATTACGCCTCCTAGGTGTTCTTGCAGCTGGCGAAGAGGCAAGCCCTACAGAACATGAGGATGCGTTAGATAGACTTAACGGCATGATTGATGGATTTAATATCCAAAACTTTACCGTTTCTCACCTACAAGAAAAAGTTTATAGCCCACCTTCCATAGGCTGGACTTCTAAAGTAACAATAGGAACAGATATTAACAACACGTTTGTCGAAGTAGCACCTATGTCAGTTCAAGCAGCGTTCTTTCGTGATATTGCTGGCGTTGATTTTAAAATGACACCTATAGGAATAAATGAATGGGCGGATATGGTATGGAAAAATATCGTAGCCCCACCTTTAAAATACTATGAGAATTACTACGGTCACAACCTAGCGTTGCAGTTTGACACGGTACCTTATGCAAACTATACACTTCATTTGATTTGCAAACTGCCATACGTTGGAAACTATAAGCCTACAGATAACATTGACTGGGATTATGGTTTTGAAGAAATGTTGCGCTATCAACTAGCGGTCAGACTTGCGCCAGAATATGGGATGCAACTAAGGGCTGATATTGCAGCAGCAGCGCAAAACCTTATGCAAAACATTAAACGAAGAAATGCAGACAACAAAACTCTTATTGTAGATGACGGCTTGCAACAAGGCACTAGAAGATATGGATATTATGACATCATAAGTGGTGTTACAAGATGACAGTTCCTTTTGCAATTGCTACATCACAAGCACGTAATAATAAAGGCAACAATGAAACACTTGTTAATATGTATGCTGTGGTCATGCCTCCAAATTCAAAAGCTGGTGTAGTTTTACTCGGAACTCCGGGGTGGACTTTATATACAACAATTGAAAACCCACCTATTATAGGGATGTATTTTTTTAAAAATGATCTTTATATTGTAACAAAAACAGACTTCTACCAAATAAGACATTCTGATAATTTTATTACTAGAGTTGGTGATGTAGATTTTAACACAGTAGATAGTGTATCAATAGCAGATAATGGTATAAATATGGTTATTGTTGGTGGGGATGGTTATTATTCTGACGGCACTACTATTACAAAAATTACAGATGCCGCTTATTACCCGAGTGATACAGTAACTTTTCAAGACGGCTATTTAATTTTTAATAGATCAGGTACTAACCAATTCTTTTTATCAGGGTTATATGCATTAACTTTTGACCCATTAATGTATGCAAGCGCGGAAGGATCTCCCGATGTTATTAATGGTCTTATTTCTTTAAACCAAAAGCTTTATATTTTTGGCACACAATCAGTTGAGGTTTGGTATAACAGCGGGGATAGTTTATTTCCATTTGATCGCATACAAGGTTCTTTTTCATTACGAGGATGCATTAACTATAAAACTATAGCCGCTACAAATAACACCGCATACTGGGTAGGAAACGATAACGTAGTTTATATGATGCAAGGATACACACCTACACGCATAAGCACATCGGCTATTGAGTTCAGGTTAGGCACAAGAGGAACAAAAGACTTTAGAGCGTTTACATACAACGAAGAAGGCCATTATTTTTATGTTCTAACTATAGACGGGGACACAACACTAGCGTATGATATGCTAACTGGACTATGGCATACTAGAGAATCTTTAGGTAGCACTTGGGGTTTGCGTAATATGGGTATGGATGATCAAGGGAAATGGTATGGCGCAGATGTGGCGAGTGGAAACATTTACTATGTAGGCCTAGATTACCATACAGAAAATGGGCAAACAATTTTAAGGACAGCCGAAACATCACCATTTAGTAATGGAGTTGATTACTTTACCCTTAATAAATTTGAATTAGATATGGAAACTGGCAAGTCTCAACCAAACAAAGAAGACACAATTTCGTTATCATTTTCAGATGATGGAGGGTTCGAGTTTAAAAATGAGCACACCATATCTCTTGGAGCGCAAGGGGAGCGCAAAAAACGTATTATTTGGAGAAGACTTGGAAGACACAGAAACTTAACTTTAAGAGTTACTACTCGTTGTAATTCACAAGTTAATATTATCGCTGCTCATGCAGAACTATCATGACATTAAAAACATCACCATTAGATCAATCACCAGTAGCAACACAACTTGTGGATGGTGATGGAATAGCAACACAATCTTTAGCTTTCTTTTTTCAAAAACTTGTTAAGAGACTTGCTATAAATCAAGATAATTTTACAACTATTGAAACGCAATTAAATCAAGGAATAACTCAAAACATTGTAGTTATGGTTACGTCTACAACATCAAAAACTTTAGTATTTAAAGATGGGTTGCTAACGCAAATAATATGATATAATATATAAAATAGGAGTTACAATGAATACACTTGAACCATTTACACCAAACTTTGGAAGTGGAGTTACTGTTACCGCTTCTTCAACTTCCGCAAATATCACAGTACCTGAAAATGCTGAAAGTGTTTGTATTACAAATATTGGGGCAAACATTGCATATATTAAAACCGGTGTTTTAGTAGGGGCTACGGCTTCTATTGCAGATTACCCAATTTTACCATACGCCCAAGCAATCATTACTAAATCTTCCAGCCATGGATATTTTGCTTATATTTCAGCAGCAGGTACGTCATTGCACGTAATGATAGGCGAAGGATTTTAATATGATTAAGCAATTTACATTACCCGATGCAAATGCTGCCAATATGCAAGCTTCCGTTCTTGGGTCAGTATATCCAGTCCCCACAATTTCAGCACCAGCAAGTGGCGCAACTGGCGTATCAGTAACCCCAACATTGACAAGTTCGGAAGGGGTTGCATCATTATATACGCTAGCTAGAAGAGATACGTCAAATCAAACAGCAGTGGCTGTTAATACTGATTTAATTTTTAATGCAGTATCCGATAATGATATTCCATTAAATACTTCTACGGGTGTATTTACTCTTAAAGCAGGAGTGGAATATGAACTTACAGGTTGCCCAAATTTAACAACGTTTGATTTACCAACATCATACGCATATTTTAGATGGGTATTTGCTTCGGATAATTCAGCATTGCCATCAGGGCAATCGGGTAGCATAATTCCTTCTACATTTGCAAGCAACTCGGGGTCACAGCCAGTAGCTACAGCTACATACAGACCTATTGTAGATACTGATGTTAAACTAAGAGTATGGCAAGGTTCGGGCACATCAATATTGGCATTTGCTAACTCATGGGCGAGAGTAAGAACTACAGCAATAAAATATATTGATTATACTCAATCTGCTTCACGCTTTCAAGTTAGGTTACACAGCACAGGCGTAGTGGTATTTGATTCTGGTGAAGTAGTTCCATTAACGGCTACAGTATCACCAGCATTAACCGCATCTACTTTATACGATGTTAGAGTAATGCACAAAAGTATGGAAGGATTTTGGACAAAGTGGAGCACATGGCAATCATTCACAACGGCGTAAAAACCGAAAACAATTTACCACAGTTATTAATGTCTTATGAAAAAGACATTCAAAAAGCAGAGCAATTAATGTCTTTAATGCCACAAGTGGAAACTCCATCCTTCCACCATTTTACGGATGGGCTATATACTAGAGAAACACATATGCCAAAAGGTTGTTTTGCAATAGGTAAATGCCATAAATTCAGAGTAACAAATATTTTATTAAAAGGTAAAATAAGCGTTTTAATGGGAAATGATGTTGTCGAATATGAAGCTCCTTGTATTTTTACTTCGGAAGCTGGAATAAAAAAAGTTGCTTATTTTCACGAAGACACTATTTGGCTAAATTGCCATCCTACCAATGAAACAGATTTAGAAAAAATAGAAGAAGAGGTAATTATGAAAGATAAAGATAAGGAAATTACATGGCTTGGGTAGCAACGGCAATAGTTGGAGCAGCGGTGGTAGGTGGCGTAGCTTCCAATATGGCGGCTGGCAAACAAGCCAGTGCAGCTAATAACGCAGCAGGGCTACAAGCCCAAAGCGAAGCCGACTCTCTTGCTCTACAAAAACAAATGTTTGATAAGCAAGTAGAAATAAATCAACCTTGGCAAGATGCAGGGCTAAAAGCACTTGATAACTACGCAAGTAACCCAGCATTTAAATTTTCATACGATGACTTAACAGCAGACCCTTCTTATAAATTTAGACAGCAACAAGGCGTTAATGCTATGGATATGTCGGCAGCTTCAAAAGGTAAAATATTATCTGGCGCACAAGATAAAGCACTAGCTAATTATGGTCAAAATTTAGCAAGCGAAGAATATGGCAATGCATATAATAGATCGCTACAAACATATAACACAAATGCAAATACGCAATTAAATATTGCAAATTTGGGTAGAGGGGCTGCTGCGCAAACTTCGACCGCTGCTGGTAATTATTCAAATAACGCCGCCAATACTATGTCAAACTCTTCAAATTCTATAGCTAACTCACAAATTGCAGCGGGCAATGCATACGCAAGCGGAATAACTGGAACAGCAAACGCTGTTAACCAAGGCATAGGTAATGCATTGTATTACTATAAAAGCTAGGAGATAATATGGCTAATGAATTTGCAAACCAATACGGGATAAATTTAGGTGCTATTGATAATGCTATTTCTCAAAAGAAAACAGCAGAAGCAAATTTAGCATATAGAAATTTACAAAATAATGCCCTTCAAAGACAAGATACGAAAGAAGTAGCAGCCGACAAAGCAGAACAAGACTATATGCAAAATCCTCAAACAGCCGTAGCTGCCACAATAGCTCAAAAGATTCAATGGAATAATTTAAACGCTTCCGAAAGAGCAGATAAAACAGCAGCTATAAAAGAGCAGATAAACCAAAAAGGTATTGCAATCAATAATATTATGGGAATACAGGACCCGGAGCAACAAAAAGTAGCATTACAGCAAACAGTAGCTAAAATGTCTCCTGATGAACAAGCACAATTTTCACAAAAGTATGGAGCTAATCCTGACGAATGGCAACAGAACTTACCTCACGTTATGAATGATTTGATTGTAGCCGATGGGGGGGTGAAGCTATTAGAAGATCAAGCGAAAGCAAAAACACAACACGGGTATAAAATTGAAGAAATACAAACAAAAGAAGATGCAGAAGCAAAACAAAGAACTAACCAAAATGCATTTGCTGCAGGGCAAGGGAATTTAAATAGACAAAATGCTATGGATATTGCAAATATAAGAACAGATTCAAATGACGCTAGCAGAGAAGTAGCAAATGCCATTAGACAGCAAAGTGTTGATACTGCAAAACAAAGAGCATCTGATGAACTAAGCGCAAAACAAGAGCAACAAAAGCAAACAAGAATTAAAAATGTTGAAAGATATGTAGCCGATGTTCCAAACTTTGATAGTTTAAGCAGTGAAGACCAGGCAACAGCTAAACAGATATATATTGAAACTGGGAAAGTTCCAGATATAACATCTGAAGAAGGAAGTGTATCAAAGTTAACTGGTGGGAAAATAAGTTTAGGTAAAAACTATAAACTTAAAGGAAGCACTACAAATAACACCAATATGTCTAATACAACATCTCGACCACCGTTATCACAATTTTAAGGGGAAATAATGGCATTTGATTATTCTGGGGCTATAAGTGTGGGCTACACGCCAGATGAAATTGCTACAGAATTAAAAAATCGTGGCGTAGAGATGGATGTATCAGCTGCATTAAAGGCTGGGTATTCTGATGATGAAATAGCAAAAGAAATAGATAATAGATTTAATAGCAAAAGCTCTGTACCATCTCGACCTGCTGATTACGTTGAATACCAAGAAGAGCCAAAGCCTAAAGAGCAGCTAAAAGAAGAAGGCATTATCGATAAAATAGGTCATTTTGTGCAAATGCCTTCACAAGCCTTACAAGAGGCATTAAGCCGTAACCCTTCTGATACGGCAAGCGATGTAGTTAAGGGTGCCGCACAATCCAACCTAGTTAATAATGCTTTTTACGCTGGGGGGTTAGTACCAGCGGGCAATATAGCTACAAACATTTATAACCAAGCTACAGACAGCAACGCACAAAATCCAGTACAAACATACCGAGAAGATCAACAGCAACAAGCACGAGCTATTGAGCAAGAAGCAATTAAAAACGGTCAGCCTAGCGCATCATACGAATTAGGAAACATGATAGGTGATTACAATAACCTAGCGTTTGGGGCTGGTGGTGCTGGTGAAAAAATAGCTGCTGAAAACTTGGTTAAAGAATACGGACGAAAAGCAGTTGAAGGTGGTGTGATAGGTTCAGGTTTTGGAGCTGGTAAATCAGTAGGAATGGATGAACCGTTAAACACTAAAGACATTTTGGAAGGTGGCGCTACTCTTGCTATACTGAATCCTTTGCTACATGGCATCACTCAAAGCTATTCACGCGGGCTAAAAATTGCAGATGGAATGGGGCTTAAGGGTAATGAAGCTATAGACTTTGCAACACGCACAGCACAAGACGAGGCTATCGCTAAAACGTTCAATGAGCAAACTAAATCAATTGCAGATACGATAGATAAAAAGCTTGTAGATATGGGAGAAAAGCCTCAGTTTAAAACCGAGGAAGTAAAACCTATTTTGGATGCAGATGAATTAAATATAGCCAAAGATATAAGCAAAGAAAATAATATTCCTATAGAAGAAGCTACAAAAATAGTAGAAGAAGCCAAAAATACTAATACTAACGAAATTGATAAATCTTTAAATAAACAAGAATTACTAAAAGAAAATACTTTGCCACTGGAAGAACCAACAAGTAAAGGTGTTTCCGTTGACGAAGCACAAGAGCAAACTAAAAAGACTCTCGGGAAGCAGTTTGACAACTTAAAAGACGACATTAACATAGTCCAAAAGTACGAAGATTTACCACAAGACTTACAAGATCGTGGCGAGCAGTTTTCATCAGGCGGTAAAGTGCGTGGAGTATTTGACCCACAAGACGGTAAAGTCCACTTAATAGCAGATAGCATGGACGCGAAAGAAGTGCCAAGCGTTGTAGTGCATGAACTATTACACAAATCTATTGCTAACGGTTCAAAGCCTTTAGGAGAAGCACACGATACGTTTGTGCTACGCCTTAAACAGCTTAAGGATGAGCCTTTAGTTAAAGAGGCATTCCAATCAGTTAAAGACGCAGGGACTTTAGATAAACACGTCAATGAAGAAATGATGTCATATTTAGTAGAGAAATATCAAGCTGGTAAAGATATGTCTCCACGGTTGAAACATTTTATATCAGACGTAATAGACAAAGTAAAAGTATTTGCTTCCGAAACAGCGGTAAAATTAGGAGTAGATGCAAAATGGTTAGTATCTAAAATGAACGAAAAAGACATAGCTTCACTTTTAAAAGCTTCCGCAATAAAATATTCATTAAAAAGTGGAACTAAAAAAGACGTTATGTTTTCAAAAGCCAAAGAAACTATAAAAGAAATACCAAACTCAGACCAATCGAAACCAGTGCAGGAAGCTATTAAAAAAGCACTCAATAAAAACATGATTGAGGGAACACTAGACAAAGGCATTCAAAAGATTGTAGGCGGCGCAATGAAGTTAGCAGATGCAGTTACCGCACACAAAATAACCAAAGCCTATGATAAAGTAATGGATACTCAATTCATGGATAATATGTTCGGACATAAAATTTACAAAGCCATGGATTATATGGAACTTAGAGACACCACTTTGCAAAACATGAATAAATCCATGAGCAAAGCTATGGATATGCACAACCAGCTTAAAGACCTTAGCATGCAAGCACGTGAAGCAATGTATGACTATGCAACTGGCGATAAGTCAGTACAGCTTACGCCAGAGCTTAAAAAGGCTACGGACACCATGATAAACATGGTTGATGCTGCTGGTAAAAAACTTGTTGAAAATGGAACACTATCCAAAGAAGCTTATGAAGAATGGCAAGGACAATACTTACATAGAAAATATATCTCTAAGCTTAAAAACGCACAAGATATTTTATATAAAAGTGGTGGCGGATTCAAAACAGAAGAGATCAAGGCTAGAGGTAAAATATGGGAAGCTACAAAAGATGATCTTAAGACACTTGAAGACAATGGCGAGATTGGAAAAGTTTCAGAAGGTAAAATTGAAGCTACAGAATTACCAAATGGCAAAATATCATTAAGGCGAGATTGGACTAAAGAAGAGCGTGCAAAGATGG